TATAGCTGCCTTACGTGGCGGTATCGGCCGTACAAGCATTGGCAATGAATTTGGGATTAACCAATTAGGATCAACTCTCGACCAGTTAAGAGGAAATGTCTCAGGGTTTGCTTCTCCCATTGCCAGCCAATTATACGGCGACCCAGGTGGAGAAGGCGTATTCCCGACAATCCAATCTCGTCTTGGGTCAGCACAATCAGAACTCACCGACCTTGGCGCAAGGCGAACATCCGAACTAGGACGGATAGAAGATTTCCGCACTGCACAAGAGGGTGGGTATGACGCACTCAGAGGTGCGTTTCAACCTCTAACGATTGCCAATGAGGGCGCCCTGAGGCAAATGGGTACAGACATAGGGACCCAACGATTGGGCATACAGCGTTTCAGGTCTGACATTCCTACTAATTTCAGCCCGACACTGGGAAATTTGCAGTCTTTATCAGGCGATGTAAACAGACGTCTTGCCGAACGTGAGACTGAACTGGGCAGGATTGGGCAAGCAGAAAGTCAAGCGCGCGGTGTAGGCAGGGACGTGGCAGGACAAGCCGCCGATACAGGCATCTATTCCTCTGCTCGCCTGAAATCTCTGGAAGACCGGATAGCGGAGGGTCGAGAGGGTTTCGGTCGCTTTAGTTCAGAATTGCCGTTTGATTTTGGGGGGGCTGAATCAAGGCTGACTGGGGCCGAGGGGACTCTTGCGGGCTTGAGGACAGAACGCGCTGGTTCACTGGATGACTTGATTTCCAGAGCAAATGTAGCTGGTGCCGGCCTCGGAGAAATCCCACTTCAAGACGAAGGCGCAATTCGTGGGCGTTTGTCTGATTTAATTGGCATTGGAGGCGAGCTTGCTCCATTCAGTGGCGGTAGAGTTGGAGACGTCAATGCAGCAATTTCCCAGTCTCAGGCAGGAATAGACACACGTCTTGAAGAACTGTCGACTAAGCGTACAGAAATAGAGACAGGGGCAAGAGCATTGCTTGAGAATGTCGGCATAACCACATTTACAGACCTTGCTGCGGTGGAGGCTCAACTTGATGAACTCGGGCTCGTAGAGGAAAAACAACAACTCTTTAACGCTACTCAAGCCTTAGACGAGATTGCTTCTATCCAAGACCGCCTGAATTCAGAAAAGCAACGTCTTGAAAACGACCTTGAGGCGTCTACTGGCGCGGCGGGTCGGGAAAGACAGTCAATTCTATCTGCTCTAGGTCCGGGTGGGGTCCCGCAGTTCCAAGACTTTCAGAATACCCAGCCTTTAACGGCGGCTGAATATCTAGCTTTACTGGCTCGCAGAGAGGAAGAGGATCAATACGGTGGAATAGGTGGTGGGTACAACACCGGGTTCTCATCGAATCTTGGTGTAATACAAGCATAGGATGTAGCCGTGGTCGCTTTTTCAACAATCTTAGGTATCGGCCAGCTTGGCATGGGCCTCATGTCATCTATGCAGGCAGGCGGTGCAGCTAAAACAAACGCCGCATATGCCGCGCAAGCAGCGCAACAACGAATGGCGCTGGAAAAGAAACAACTGGATTTGCAGCAATACAATTTAATGCTGCAACAAGACGATAGACGCCGCGCCACAGAATACCAAGAATATACAAAACAACAGGATCTCCTCAACAGCCGCATTGTGGCGGCCGAGCGACGTCGAGATATAGACGAGTACGAACAGCTAAAAGCGCAAGCGCTGGAAGACAGAAAACATGCCATTGACAGGCAAGTTTTTGCCGACCAAAAGGCTGCGGCACAACGGGCGTATCAACTTGAACAGGTAGCAAACAACCAAGATATAACCGCGGAAGAGCGGGATTACGCACGGTCCCAGTTAGAACTGGCTAGACGAACTGCGAGTAAGGAATACACAGAAGATCTTACTAACTATTATTATGAAAGAGAAAAGCAGGAATTAGATAGAGAGTTTGCAGAAACTAATTTCCAGTTGCTGGG